ATTTTTTGTGAACCTTTTGAATTGGAAAGTTTGCTTCTAAACTTGCACCTTTATGTTTTACAAACTTACCTGTGTGTTTCATTAATTTAAACGTACCATTTTTTTGTTTCATCCAATGGTGTCCTTTTGGTGCTTTAACTTTCATATTAGCAAGGTTTAGCTTTAGGCATTGCACCACCGTCTTTATAAGCCATGCGTCCTTTCATCATAGGTTTTCTTTCTACTTTCTTACCGTCTTTATACATTGTTCTTTTTTTATCTTTCATTTTATTTTCCTGTTTAAAAGTGGAGGAGACCGAAGCCTCCCCCGAGTTTTGACAATTAGTCAATTACATAAAATGCACTTACTAAAGCATCACCTCTAAGTACTTTCGCACCATAGACATGAAGACCTCTAACAATATCACCAAACGATGTTGGGTCTCTCAACACTTCTGTTGAAAGGATAGTGTTAGCAGTAGCAGTTGATGAAATGTGACCAGCCATACATTTACCAGTAGCATTAGTTGGAGTAGCAACGTTATTAGATTTGTACATGTCAAATCCTCTTAGTTTACCACTTGATACTAAACCGTTTCTGATTGAGCCTTGACCAGCATTAAAGTCAACAGAAAGAAGTTTAGAACCAGATTGTGACAACTCTTCATAGAATGAAGGAGGTGCAACAAACCATCTACCTTCTTCAGGTACATTCTGGTCGTCTAAAAGTCTTGCCATTCTTGCCATAAGGTCAATAGCATCTACACCAGTTCCGTCTGAACCTAATAGGTCGACAGAATTACTTCCTGCTAAAGTTGCATCAGCAGTTGCATTATCCGTACCAATAATGTGGTCAGGTCCTGAAGCTGATACACCAGCAAACATAGTTGCTAAAACAGCAGCGTCATACGCATCTTTAAGAGCATATGCAGCAGAGCTTGAAGCAACTTCTTTGAAGTTCACATGTGACATATTTGTTTCAATATCATCTACGATAAATTTGAAAGCTTTAGCACTGTCAACAACCAAAGTTATTTCTTGGTCGGTTAGTTTTGTGTCAGTAGTATCGCTACCTCTAGTGTAGTCTGATACTGAAATGACAGGTTCTTTGATAATCTTTACAGAGTCTCCGTAAGCAGATATTTCACCGGCATAGTCGGTGTTAGTAATAGCTTCAACCACTGAGGCTTTTCTGAAAAAGTTTAAAACCTTTTTAGAGTAAACCGATGGTAAAAAGAAACTATTTGTTTGTCCTGCTACGGAGTTTGCAAAGTTAGCATCTGTATCTGTTGAGGGTTCAAAATATTGAGCCATGATACTTTCTCCTTGAGTTAATTATAGTTTATTTAACGATTCTGCCTTCTTGCATTGCATCTGATATTTCTTTTTCAAATTTATCAAATTCAGCAACACTCATTGCAGCAATCTCCTTTTCTGACCATACTCTCTGTTGCTTTGGTTCTACACTTGTTGTTTTAGTGGAGACCATATCTGCAGCAGATTTTCTAGTCGGTTTAAAAGATGACTTAGCCTTTGGGATATCAATACCAAAATCTTTTTTAAACAAATCTAAAGCACGTGAAGCTAGGTCGGCATCGTTAGCATTTGAGTATATCCAATCTTGAATAACTTTAGGTTGCTCTTTTGCCCAACCATGAAAGTCATCGCTGTTTCTGATATCTTCAAAATCAGGATGTCTTTCCATTAACCTTTTTTCTGCATCTTGTCGTATTAACTGATTCTCACGTTCTTGGAGTTTACTAAGGCGTTCTTCTAGAACTTTTGCTTTAGTCTCCGATTGCATATGAGCAACTGTTTCTACAACTTCATAAACATCAGGATATTGATTCTTAAATTGTTCTAGTTCTTCTTTAGTTTTTGGAGCTTTATATTCGGTTCTATTTTTAGTAGCTTCCTCTATTAACTCTTGTTCTCTGCTTTTGAACTCATTAAGTTTACTATCGTAATGTTTTTTCAAATCATCGTATCTTTTTTTATAGTCTGGTTTCTTATAAGGTGTATCCTTAGTAGTCTCCAGTTCTTCAGTATTAACACTTCCTTCAGCTTCCACTTCGGTTATGTCGTTACTTTTAAAGAGTTTATTCTTTTCAGAAGGCTCTTCAAAAAACATACTTTGAGATGATACAAAAGGTTTATCGTCTCCTTGGTGCCAATCTTTTTTTGCGTTATAAGGGTTTGGCGTTTCTTCTTTCTGGACTGTATTAGTCATTTTCTTTTTCTCCTACTCGGGGCTTGTTTCACAAGGTAGCTCTATGTCGACTAGAGGGCTTGTATTGTAAAGGTAGCCTTTTGGTTATTAATGTGATAAAGTGCCTACGCTAATAGGGTGGCTTTATCGTTAGTTTGTTTAGCTTCTTACGTATGGCTGATACTTAATCATGTTTTCGTTTATAGCTTCTTGTGTTGGGTCTGGAGACATGTCCATTCCTAACAACGCATCAACTTGTACGTTTACATTATTATCTTCAGGCATTCCGCCTTCAGCTAAACCTTGTCTTTCATCTACTTTAGCTTCAGCTTCTTTCATCATAGCCATTAAATTGTCAGCTCCGATTTCTTCTACAGCTTTTGCAGTAAAGACAAATTCTCCATCAGATAACCTTGCGGGTATGCTGTCAGAGACTCCTGAACCCGGACCTTCAACAGGACCAGCTCCAGCAAATTCTTGAGCAACGTCTATGACTTTATCAAATATCATAGCTAGTTCCTCATCTTGTTCTAGTTTGGACATAAGTATATCTTCTTCTTCTTCTGTTAATGCTTCATCCATTATAAATCTTGTGTAGTTATTTTCCATGTCTTCATCAAAAAGCATACCACCTTCTTCATAACCCATTCTTTCAACAACTTCAGGTGCTTCTTTTCTAAGAGCTTCTATTCCTTTACCACCTTCTTTATACATAACTCTATCGTCATTAAGTAATCCACCTTTTTTAAAATCTCCTCTAGCTACAGCTTCATCTAACATTTTATCAATTTCTTCTTCTGTAGGAGGAGTTAATTCTTTTAACCGTGGGTCTTCTTTTTTAGTTTTTATAGATTTTTTATCAAATATTAAACCAGAATAAGCTCTAGTAAATTCTTGAACATCTTTTTCAGGATACCCAGCTTGTTTTAACATTTGATTAGCTTGAGCAATAGTTATATCACCTTCGTCTAACATTTTAATAGCATCATCAAAATCAAAATATTGAGTATTATCAACTGCATCTATTTGTTTAGCCATTCTTTTAGAATGTTGTGTATTTAATTTAGTAACAAGTTTTGATAAAGCTTTTGTTGCACCACCAATACTATATTTTTGTCTATCATCTTGAAGCATTTATTTCTCCTTTGCTTTGCCTACATTTAATGCACACCAATCTAAAATTTTATAAATTTTTCCTATGATTGCATCGTCTTTTGGTGTAGGTGTTAATGCACATATTAATGATGCACCCATAACTATAGTTGGTATTATAGCTATCCATTCGTTAATTGTTTGTATAAAATTTAACATACTATATCTCCTCTTTTCTAGTAATTGCTTCTTTAACCTGTAGGTCCAACTGCTCTAGGCGTACCAGAAAATTCACTTTCCCCTGCAGCCGGAACATTTCCGATTCCGATGTTGCCACCACCAGTGCCTGTAGCTCCAAGTTCTTGAGGTTGTTGAGGTGTTCCTTGAATGCCTCCCATAGCTCCTTGTTGCCCGTCAGTAGGTTGAGCCTCTTCGCCAATTGTTTGTTTAGCATTTTGCATTCCTATTATTTGTGCCATTATTGCAGCTTCTTCAGGGTCATTGAGTATTTCATCAGGGTCTAAATCTAAGCTGTAGGCTAGTTCACTTACGAGTTTAGAAATTTTAACAAACGGTGCAATAGCAGGACTTTGTGCAGTTTGTAAGAACATAGTCAATCTTTGACTTCTTACTTCTTTTTGCATCAAGCTATTTGTACCAGTAGCTTTAACTTCTAAATCACCTTTAACATCCAACTCATCCTCTAAGAATTGCATATTCCATTGAAAGTAAGATTCTCCAAGTGGCTTTAATAAAAAGTCATCAAGGTTTTTGATAACTGTTTTAATATTTAAACTTGATGCTCCAAGTAACATAGACATACCAGAAGCAGTCCTTGTCATACTTTGAACACCTGTTTGTCCGTGTGAATAACTAGGTATACCTGTTTGTTCGTCTGCAAGTTGTCTAAACTTGTCAAACATCATCATGTTCTCTGGTGCTGTATTAGGAAATTTTAAACCGTGTATAGCTTGTCCCGGCATTCCAGCTTGTCTTCTAAAGATTTTACCCGGATATATTT